TTAATTGCCATCTGACGATTTTCCATAGTGTTAATCTCTTTATCGAGCTCGTAACTATAACCCTTTTGTATTTGTTTTTGTGCTGCGATTTGTATCTTCTTAACCGACACACGCTCATCATAATACTCTTCAATAATTTGTGGTAGTACACCATCAAAGTCTTTACGATAGCTTGAACCATTTGCTGCGACTGAGTATACGCTATTTACGCTTTGACCACTTAAGTAATAAGACACATCATTCATCTTAGTATCTTCAACGAGAGTTTCTGGTGACATATTATATTGTACGATAAGATTAGGATATAGAGAATTCAAATCAAAAGAAACAACCCAATGGTGCCGGCCAACCTGAGGAGCCTTGACATATCCACCTTCGAATGCTCTATATGGTTTTTCATTTATGTTAATAGGTACAACCTTTTTATTTAAGTTAAGCCTACGATATATAATCGATTCCCATATCGCAGTAACACCAAAAGTATCTTGATAGTTGACACCACCTTTATACGCCATAGTTAATGCAAGAGTAATGAGTCCCATCTTTTCTTCCATTCTATCGACAAGCTCAACATCTTTCATATTATAGTCAATGTATTTTTGATGATCATCTTTATAAAGATTTTTAAGTGAACCAGACTCTTCAAAGGATAACTTCTTTTCACCAAGTACTACATTAGCTATGTGGTTAAGAGCATATGATTCCTGTGGACCATAGCTATAGCCAAACTTTTGAAACAGCTCCATGTAATCAAGTGTTTGTATTCCAGGTATTTCATATATGTCATTTTCACTACCACGTCTTACAACTTTTCTGTGTTCAAGTGGTAGTTCCCATGGTGAGAACTTACTTAGCACATTAATACCTAAGACTTTTGCTGTCCTGTTAATAATGTATGGTATATCAAAGAACCTTGTATTCCAACCAGTAATAACATCAGGTATTACTTCGGGGTGTGACCAAAAGTTTAAGAAGCTTTCAAGTAGTTCCTCTTCGCTGTTACACCTAATATACTTAACGTCTTTAATAAGTGAAGTTGATATGTCAAACTCACCGTAACCCCATACATGGTATGTTGAGAACTTACTTGACTTATATGTTATAGCAAGAACTCTCTGACTTGCTTCATTGGCATGAGGAAAGCCGTTATCATAATCTGTTTCAATATCAAATGTACCTACGTTTATATCTTCTCTTTTAAATTCAATATCACGTGGAAACTTTTCAGTAATGTATTGTTGAACAAATTTCTTATTGCCATATATGTGTCTGCCACTCACACCTACGTTTTGCTTAAGCCACTGATTTGCTTCAAACATACTAGGGAAATCAATAGGTGCTACATCGCTGCCATCAAAACCTTTCCAATCGTTTTTCATCTTACTTGAAACAAAGAATCTTGGCTCGAAAAAATCTTTACGCATAACTCGTTTACCGTGGTTGTCATAGCCACGGTAAAGAATATTATTTTTATATCTTACGACATTTGTATAGAATGACATTTATAGGAAGTCCGATTTGTCCGTTGATGGCTTATAAGCTTTGTCACCGTGTGTTTCATAGTGTTTTATAAGATTGTCAACATTGATGTTGTATTTTTCAAGATCAGTTTTATTATCTTGAAGGTATTGTATTTTATGTACCGAAGTTGGTAGTGATTGAAAGTGTGAATATATTACTTGTAGTTTAGATATTGTCATAGTTACTCCTCATTTTATAGTACTATTATACACTAGTTTTACAGAAAAGTAAACAGTTTTGTTATTAACATGTTAATTAAATTATACGGCGAAGGATTCCCCGCAGCCACACTGTGCAGTTGCGTTAGGATTAATGACTTTTAGATAAGAGCCGCCGAACTCTTTAACGTAGTCTACTGTGCAACCAATGACAAACATTTCTGCAGTTCGGTCTAGCACTAAAATGTTTTCAACGAGTGTACCTTTTTCCAAATCATTGGTCATGTCCCACTCGTATTGAAAACCTGAGCAGCCACCACCATTGACTGCAAGATAAGCATATTTTTTATCATGCGCTTTAATGGTGGTGCTTAAATAGTTTTTAGCATTTTCTGTTAAAGTTATCATTCTGGTAATGAAGCATCTATTCCTTTAACGTATTTATTCATGCCTAGTAGTTCTCCAACAGAGTATTTACCATTAAATGGATCAATTTCTCCGTTCATAACTTTCTTTTCGATATCTTTAGCGATAAGAGCAATGTTGTCTGGCATGTTAGTATACGGTGCCATCTTTACCATTCCACTCTTCATATCACCCCAAGTATCTGTCTTCTTCCAAGAACCGTCCATAACTTGTCCAACTCTCTTAATATAGTATGGAGCCCAGTCATCAAGTATGGCTGTAAGCTGTGCCTTAGGAGCAAACTGATACATGTTACTTGCCTGTCCAAATGCATATACACCTTGTTTTTCAGCAACTTGTAGTGCAGCAGGGCTGTCAGTATGTTGCGTAATAATATCAGCACCTTCACTGATTAGAACCTTAGCAGCATTACCTTCTTTAACTGGATCATACCAGCTGTTAACCCATATGACATCAATGTCAAAGTCAGGATTTACGCTCTTTGCACCTAAGTAAAAGGCATTGATACCTCTCACAACTTCAGGTATTGGAAATGAAGCAATGTAACCTGCTTTACCAGATTTACTCATATGACCTGCAATTACTCCTTGAACATATCTACCTTGATAAAACATTCCAGAATAAACTGACATGTTATCATTTGTCTTATAACCTGTAGCATGCTCAAATTTAATATTCGGAAACTCTTTAGCAACTTTCAACATTGGTTCCATGTAACCAAATGACGTAGCAAATATAATGTCCATACCTTCATTAGCTAAACCTCTTATAGCTCTTTCAGCATCTGGACCATATTTAACACTTTCCATATATGTAACTTCTACTTTATCACCATAAGCTTTTTCAACAGCTTGGCGCCCCTGATCATGCATATATGTCCAACCGTGGTCACCCACTGGTCCAATATACACAAACCCAACTTTCAATTTATCTGCGAAAGCTGAAAAACAGAATAGAAACGACAGTATTAGCACTGCCGCGTGCTTAAAGAATTTCATAGTTTCTCCTATATTATCTTACTCTTGAAACAGAGCCATTTTCTTTTGCTAAGAATGCCTCGAATGAGACACCGGGATAGTCTTTTTGTAATGATAAGAACATCTTTAAGTTTGACATAGCATCATCAAAAAGTCTTATACGTTTATATATCTTTTGATCTAAGTACTTCTTAAAGATTACTTTCTTATTATCAGCGGCCGGACCTCCACCGAGGTTACCAGCACGTTCAACATAGATCTTATCTATATCGATTCCTTGTTTTCTAAATGTATCTAGAAATGTTTTCTTGTTATCAAAGTTTGGTCTTGCAGTTACGATAATAACTTTAGAACCTGCCTTTGTAGCATTCTTCAATATAACTTTAACTTTATTAATCATTCTTGCAATTGGCGTGGACGTCCTGTTAAATACCTCGGCGTTTTTGAATTCGCCGAAGTCGTAGTCTTCACCAGGTTTTTTCTTATACGTATTAAATTCTTGATTATCCAATTTTTTAATGACTTTACCATTTTTAACTACTTTCACCTTTGCCTTAGTTATAAACATAGTCTCATCTATATCAAAGATTGTTAATCCTTTTCCTTGAGCTTCTTCTAAGTATGTAATAAAATTTTTCATTGTAGTTATATTATACCATAGTTTTTGTTAAAAGTAAAGGACTTTTTTACTTATTTTCTATTATTATTTGTATATATTTTATTAATATGATCTTCAAACTCTTCAACCTTTTGTAGCCTATTAGGCCAGAGAATATATTCTTTCTCAGGATTCTTCTTTAAGTTACTAAGCAATGGAACGATTGCGTTGTAGAGTCTATCAAGTGTATCCTGCTTAGATGTTAATAAGTGTTCTTTACCACTGATATCTTCTTGTGTTTTCTTTACTACATCTAACTCGTCTTCAGTTACTGCAGTAAATCCAAAATCAAAATCTAAGTCATCACTCATGCTAGAGCTCTCATCCTTTTTACAAGTCTGCCGGCTCTATTAGGAACCTGCCTATACCAAGCGGAGTCAATCATTTCGTCAGCCGCTTTATTCCAATCACGTGAATCTACACCAGCTTTCATACCCTTAAACTTGGATAGACGTGGTCTTCCCATGTTAAACATCATGTTAGCAATGATTAGTTTACATTCTTCTGGGAGTTCATCAAATTCAGGATATAATCGCTCGCAGTCGGCGATGACCGTTTCAACGTCGTGATCAAATGCTTCTGCGACTCTATCTTCTGAGACAGGTGTTCCAGTCTCTTGTCCAGCCTCTGGATCAGAATCGAGGACCAGATGACCAATGCCAAAAGTAGGGTAGCCAAGATGATCATTATATATTTCATATTTTACTCCTTCATCCACTTCAAGTTCTTTACGTAACTTTTCTATGTTCATGTTATATCTCCTTATAAATTTCTATTTATATAAAAAAAGGCGGGAAGAACCCGCCTAATCTTATTTTGACATGAAGTCATTTTCTTCTTCAGTATACGGCCACATATTAGTACTTACCGTGATATTCATTAATAGTGCGATCATTCAATCTCTGGAGTATTTGATCATGCTCCTTTTGATGATGAAAGCCAAGACCTATAAGATCTTGAGCAACACGTCTGTTAGCTGCCATTTGTCTATTGTATTGAATACTTGATAAAGTGCGTTGGCACCAGGCTGCAATTGCGTCGCATACCCGGCATGTGGCTGTACTTACAGCCTGAGTTAGAGTTGTCATTTATTTTTTCCTCGTTTAATTAATTGAAATTTTACGAGGTCGCTTCTCTTCTGGTAGAACTACTTTGAGATTAACAGTAAGGATTCCATCCTGAATGTCAGCACCGTCTACTTCTGTATATTCAGACAGTCTAAATGACCTTTGAAACTTTCGAGCACTGATACCCTTATGGACATAGGCGTCTTGTTCTCTACGCTTTGGCCTGTCACCAATTATCGTCATAACGTGGTCTTTTACTTCAATATCAATATGATCTTTCTTGAAGCCGGCTACGGCCATTTCAATTTCATATGTCATGTTGTCGTGCTTGACTACATTATATGGTGGATAAGTATCTTTCGCGTGGCTATGAATATTTTCTAGCTGGTCGAAAATGTGATCGAATCCCAAGAAAGCGTTTCTTGGGTAAATAAAGTTCTTAGTCATAATTGCCTCCTATTGACTAGCAAGGTTAAACGAGACCCGGTTATCGGCGCCTCTATAATATATATAATATATTTTTTTTTAATTTAAACCAGTAGGTCCAAATTTTTTTTTATAAGCTATTTCAAATGCTTCTTCTCTTACCCAAGCTTCTTGGTTGTACCATAACCTTTTAAAATAGTTATCGTAACATGCTAGAGCAGTTTCTTCAGTAACGCCAAGATGGCCCTTTACCATGAAGAACATTCTATAAGCTTCTTTAATTTTATTTTGTGCCATTACCAATATTGTACTTTGGACATAATTCCCATTTGTCTTTATCTTTAAAAGAGATTATTTTAATTTGTCTTAGTGGTGCTATAGGTTGTAGTTGTTCTTTATTTTCTACAGTTAATAGACCCCAATCGCTCATTAGTGTTGATATAGTATTTCTACGGCCAACATCATTTTCTTCAAGGTTTGACTTCTTACCATCGAGTAAGAAGAGCTCTTTAAAGTGAACGATAAAGTATCGTCCTTGCTTATGAAGAATATGGCATGACTGGTATAACTTATTATCTTTACGTGATGCTACACCAATTCGTGTAAGTGTCTCTCTTATTTTAAGGAAATCATCTGGCTCGTTTAATGTAACCTCGAGCATGTTTGCCGGGTTCCATTCTACAATGTTATTTTCTTCCACCTTTAGCCACCTTATGTTTCAATTCGTTTATATGTTCAGTGGATAGGAGAGTTAAAACTTGTCGGGCTTTTTCATTACTATAGCCATAATATTTTTTAACTACATCCAAATCACTAATATGTTCAGGTTTGAACCATTTAGAAAACCTTTTACGTTTTCTAATTATATTTATAAAAAAATCAAATTGAAGACGATTATCAAGGTGGTGATTACGATTCATCTCATTTGCGGCTAGTACAGTATCAGGAAAGTATGATAGCTGTCGATTAATCATGTAAGATGAGTATGCCTTTTCAGCTACGTCATCTATCATGATATCTTTCTTGGTGTAATTTATTGCATTAGTATACTCAAAGGGATTCATTTTTTTCCACCATTGATTGTAATTCTGCTACAACAGGGACTATCGTGGCATCCCACCATTCTATAAACTCATTATAGTTATTATCAAAATAAGATTCTTTTATAAAGTTTTCAATTTCTAAACAGTTAAAAGCCATCGATGGCTGTATTAAACTGTGTGCTGATAATAACTCGCACATTGCAAGTTGATTAACAAATTGGTTTAACATTTCAATTTCCATTATATATCCTTAGCTATTTTTTCAGCAAGAGCCATTCCCATTGTCCACCCCAGATGACCTGCTCCGGTGTTAACCCATAAACCCTTTGTCTTAGTTATAATTGGTAACATGTCTGGTGTCATTGGTCTTAGGCATGCCCATTTCTTATAGTTATTTTTATTCACAAACGTATTCTTTTCTACCCAGTTGGCTAATGGCTTTATTCTATCTTCGCGTACATCATGATTCCAGTCTGCGAGCTCCGCTGTACCTGCAACTCTGAACATGTTATTTGCAAATGGTGATGCCACTATTTTCTTTTCATCATCAAGTACAGATATGTTAGGACTTTCATAACAGTTATCATATGTTATTGAATAACCTTTAACTGGATAAACATTAACCGGAACCAATGAAGGCGTATAGGCACCAGCACATATAACGATTTCATCATATTCTTTTCTAAGATCGTCAAGTGTTAAGGCAAAGTCACGTTTATTACATAAGAGCTTCATTGACGATGTTGCTACAATTTTATTAACTCTTATGCTATAATCGAACTCAGGTTTACTCATCATATAACTAGACAGCTGAGTACAAAATTCATGAATGTCACCAACTGAGTCACCTTTAGTTAACGTAGCACCAATCACATCATTGGCTTTAATATTATACTTTATAAGATTTGTTTTTGTTTTTACTCTACCCCAACCAGTATTCTTAAATCTATCGAGTGTTTTCTGTGCAGTGTTCCATGACTTTTTATTTCTGTATATATGTAGTATGCCACATTCATTATGATGAAACTTAATTCCAGTTTCTTTCATTAATTTCTTTAATAGCTTGCGAGAACGAAGGCTATACTCAATAGTCTTACGTGTATTACTATCATACTTATTCATGACAGTTGCGCCGATAAAGCCGGCTATCCACCTAATCTTAGACCAAGACCATACATCTGGACGAAATGCTAAAGGCGCATCTGGTTGTGTTAGCCATTTAAAACCTTTAGCTATATTTTCATAAGTGTTCCATACTTCAGCATTGCAAACAGAAAGTTGACCGCCATTAGCATAACTACATTGTTCAGCTATGCCATTAGGATCATATAGTCTTACTTTATATTTTTTTGCCAGAAAGTATGCAGTAGTTATTCCAGCGACACCGCCGCCGACAATTGCTACGCTCTTTTTTGATTTCCCCAATCTTCGACTCCACCAATGTAATTATCATACTCAAGTTCGTTCACAATGTGCTCTTTGGTAAGATCAGTAGTTGGAATTTTATTCAAGTGTGTATTATTCCAATATAACTGTGGAACAGTTCTATGCCCTTGCTCTCTCATGAAGTCCTTTGCAAATAAATCATAACTAACATTAATTTCCCTATACCTAAAGTCCCATTCGGCAAGTTTCTTTTTTAAAAGATGACAATAACCACAATCATCTTGAGTGTAAAGTGTTAAATTAATTGAACTGTACATCTGACATTACCTCCGTTAAACAAGCTACCACGTTTAATTCGTGATCAGCGACAAATGCATTT